TGGCGACTTAGTGGATACCGTAGTTGAGCAATGGCAAGGGCTAAACGGGAAACTAATTAGCTACCCTGTCGAGTACAGACCACCGCAACAAACGCCCAAAGCTGAGCTCGAATACATGATTGGTTACGTTACTGACTACCGATCAGTTATGGGATCAAACTCGGCTATACAAAACAGCATCGACGAAATAGAAGCGTTAATGCAATCAACACTATATAAACTCACATTCCTGAAATGAGAATTGAAAAGGCTTTAGAACATCTAGCCAACGAAAAGGATTTCATCTTCCAAGCTGTGTTCAACCAGGATGATCTACCTTATTCACTCTATTGTCTCTTCAACGCGCTTATGGAGCGTGAAGAACTAGAGTCAATCACAAGGCACATGACTCGCAAAGAGTCAGATCTGTTTCTTGACTTAGCCCTATATCCTGTATGCCAAGAACGCCTAAGCAGACAACCTGCCGGGAGTTAGGCTGTACAAATCCCAAGGTCAACGGCTCAACGTTCTGCAACCAGCATGGCGGTGCAATATCTACAGACCGCAAGGCTTTCAATAAACTGTACGGTACTAAGCAATGGCAACAATTCAGGCAGATCCAACTGTCAAAGCATCCGATCTGCGCTCGATGTCAGAGCTTAGGGAAAATAACGCCAGCTCACCACGTTGACCACATCTTTCCGCACAGAATGAACAGAGATAAATGGATGGGCAACCGCTTTCAGTCGCTCTGCGCTGAGTGCCACTCCATAAAGACAGGGCTTGAAAAGAAAGGCGAGGTACACGATTATGTTGCGGGCGAGATACACTTGATTTCATAATGCGGAATGACTTAAAAATTGACGCGCGGGAGATGAGCAAGCGCGGCCCCAACTTTCTGCAAAAGGATAAAACAGGATGGGTAGGACAAAAAAACAGGGAATTCCCTCAGTCGTCATGACTCGCGTGGGGGATCTCACCCCTTACGCAAGGAACTCCCGGACGCACTCAGACGAGCAAGTTGCGCAGATTGCTGCGTCGATAAAAGAGTTCGGTTGGACTAACCCGATCCTGATCGACGGCGAGAAAGGAATCATTGCCGGCCACGGCAGGCTGAAGGCTGCGATGCGGTTAGGCCTTGAGGAAATCCCGGCAATAGAGTTATCGCACCTAACCGAGATTCAAAAGAAGGCTCTCATCATTGCCGACAACAAGCTAGCCCTAAATGCTGGATGGGACAATGAGCTTCTCAGTCTGGAGCTTGAGGAGTTGGAGCTTGAGGGATTAGACTTAAGTCTTACAGGCTTCGGTGAAGAGGAAATAAGCGCACTTAAACCCGAGGTTGTAAACGAAGGATTGACCGACGAGGATGCTGTCCCTGAGCCTCCACCGGAGCCTATTACAAAGCCCGGAGATATTTGGATACTAGGCAAGCACCGATTGATGTGCGGTGATAGTACGAGCGTGGATGCGGTTGATAAGTTGTTAAATGGCGCGACTATAGATTTGATTCATACCGACCCTCCTTATGGCATAGGCTATGGAGGTTCTATGAAATTAGGGTCGGAAAAGTTTGGATGGAAACAGCATTCTGGAGGTTGGGATGAAGAAAGGCCTCCAAAAGAATTTTTTGATTTAGCTGAACTGCAGTGCAAAGACAGGATTATTTGGGGCGGGAATTATTTTTCAGACTTGTTGCCTCCAACTATGGGATGGCTTGTTTGGGACAAAGGTCAAAGAGGATTTTCTTTAGCTGACGGTGAAATGGCGTGGACTTCTTTTAATAATGCGATGAGAATCAAAGAATATGCAAGGGCTAAGGCAAATCAAGAAGAAAAACATCACGCAACTCAAAAGCCTATTGAGGTCATAGAATGGGCTATAGGATACGCAGACAGGCATTCAAAAAAACAACCGCGACTCATACTTGATTTTTTTGGTGGATCAGGTTCAACTTTAATTACTTGCGAAAAATTGGGTCGCATAAACTTTACGATGGAACTAGACCCAAAATACTGCGATGTCATCGTCAAGCGATGGGAAGAATTCACCGGACAGAAAGCGAGGCTTGAAAATGCAGAGGAAATATCCACCTGAAGTTCACTTAGTACACGGCACAAAGGGAGAGAACACGGGCATCCCATTGCCGGAGAAGGTAAAGATCAGGGTTCCGTTTGCCGAGTGGGCAGACAACCCGGCTTTATTTAACCGCGAGAGGTTTGTAAAAGAGACCGCCGACTATCTGTTCGATGTCTACGGTATCGGTTCAGATCAGGACAGGCACACGCTGATGATGCTTGCCGACCAGCTACAGCTCTACATCGACGCAAGGAAAGAGCAGGCAAAGCATCCTTTAGTTGTTAAGACTAACGGCGGAAAGACTCACGCTCCCAATCCTTACATCAGCCTTGCAAACAAGGCGATGGAGAACTCTATCAAGCTGATGAACGAAATGGGACTGACTCCGCGGTCTCGATTGGCTGCAAACAAACTAGAGGATGGCAGCAAGATGGGCGAATTCCTGTCCGGTCCTAAATTCGGAACATGAGATTAGAAGATGGCATTACTTACGCGGCGGCGGTAGCGAAAGGTGAGATCAACGCTTGCCGTAACGTACGGTTAGCTTGCCAGCGGTTTCTAAATCATCTTGAAAACAAAGAGTGGGAATACGTCTTTGATCCTGGCGCGGTCAATCACTTCCTGCAATTCACGAGTCTTTGCCGGCATGTAAAGGGTCAGTGGGCAGGGCAGCAAGTCAATCTTGAGCCCTTCCAGATTCTTATAGTCTGCGCGATCTACGGGTTCCGTCTTAAGCGGGATCGGTCTAAGCGCATGGTGCAAGACGTAATCGTTTACATCCCACGCAAGGCTGGTAAATCAACGCTTACCGCTCTGATTGCTCTTTACGAGCTCGCCTTTGGTGATGCTGGCGCAGAGGTCTACACAGTCGCTACTAATCGAGATCAGGCAAGCATCGTTTTTACGACCGCTAAAGGATTTATCGAAACCCTTCCGCGGGAGGTCTCCGGTCTCTTCATCCCCGGCAAGTTCACGATAGTAAAGAATGGCGACTCGCAATCGGTGTTCAAAGCGCTCAGCAGGGATACCAAGCGTACGGGTGACGGGCTCAACCCTTCGTGCGCAATCATTGACGAGGCTTCGCAGATCGTCGACAGGAATACGGTTGAGGTCTTGCACTCTGGGATGGTAGCGCGAGCGAATCCGTTGCGGCTATATATAACCACGGCTTCTTTTACACGCGATACCAAGTTCTTTGAAGATCTCCAGGTAATGGAGCATATTCTTCACCAAGACGTTCCTGATAACCCGCGGTGGTTCGGGCTTCTTTATTCGTTGGATGCTGGCGATGATTGGCGAGACCCGACGGTCTGGCACAAAGCCAATCCGATGCACAATATCTCGGTTTCACACGATGCGATTGCCGCTCGCTGCGAGGAAGCCAAGATTAAACCGGCGGCGCTTAACGAGTTTCTCTGCAAGACATTAAACGTCTACGTCTCCGCCGAAACCGCGTGGGTAGATCGGTCGCATTGGGACGAAGCTGTGGGACTTACAGACCGCGAACCCGAGGCTGTGTTTATTGGTTTTGACTTGGCGGCAACACGAGATCTCAACGCGGTTTGTACCCTTAAGCGGTTTTCCGAGGATGATTACGAAGCCGAGTGGAAGTTCTTTCTTCCCGAAGATGGGTTTGATTTATTGCCAGCGCATTACCAGGATATTTCCCGACAGGCTATCAATTCGGGCATTTTGCATCTGACCGAAGGTAATGTTATGGACGACCGCGAGATTTCGGAGTATATTCTGGGACAAAGCCAGAAATACGACGTTCGTGAGGTTGGCTACGACGCATATAATGCGGCTGCGCTGGTTGCGCGACTATACGAAGCTGGAATGCCGGTTAAAAAAGTTGGGCAGGGTATGGCGGTGTTGAGCAACCCTTCCAAGCATGTAGAACGGCTTATTCTGGGCCATAAAATCAAACACGATGGCAACCCGTTTTTAGGCCACCAATTGGGAAACTGCGAAGTGTTTGTGGATGTGCAGGGCAACATCAAGGTCAAGAAGGCCGGAGTTGACCGCCATGCGAAGGTCGACGGGATCGTTGCCCTCATAATCGCCATGCACTGTAGCTTAGACAATCCCGCACCATCTGAATCGTACGGATTCAGAGTCTTTTAGGGCTAAAAATGGGCATATTCGACATATTTCGGCGAAAAATAGCGGACAACTCTAGCAATTCGTTGTTCGGCAACACTGTTTTGGGTAACAACGTCATGCTCCGTGGTAAGGGGCAAGGCTACGGATCAAATCAGCTTCTCTATGTAACGACCTCCGCTGTCAACGAAGCTGGACGTTCGCTTGACATTACAACGCTTGCCAGAAACTCGACAGTCATGGCTTGCGTAGGTGCAAAGGCTCGGGCGCTGTCTCAATTGCCGATCAAGATCATGTCTCGGCAGTCTGATGGCACTTTAGTCGACACTCAAACCAGTGAGTCAGTTCCCGAACGTGAAAAGACTCGGGCTAAGTCGATTCTCAACCTTCTTTCTCGGCCGAATAACTTCCAAAGCCAATACGAGTTCTGGTATCAGTTCACGATGTGGCATGAGCTGGCGGGTGAGACTTTCGTATTACTTTGGCGCAAGAATGAAGCCGATCCTAACCAAATTCCGTTCGA